TCAAATATGGGCACTCCATTCAAGGGTCTCAGCCCGCTGAAGAAGTTACCAAGCAGGTCCGCAGACCATCCGGCAGGAACCGGGTAGGTGGCCGATGCAGTAACTGCCGTACTCGCAATATCGTACACGGCGTTCGGGTGCTGGAGTATGTAGATCTGGCTCCCGAACTTGTTGGCCTTGGCGTGTGTGATCGCGCCCGCCACGTTGGCGAGGCTGAACGTAGTGCCAGCGGTACCGAGAGTGGTGCCGCCGTTAAGCCCTGAATAGAGGGCATGGACATCAGTGTCCTTCTTTCGGGCCATGCCGTCACCCAACTGCCTGCCCACGATGGACATGACATTAGGGGCTGACTGCCGAACGAGCTTGTCGGTCAATATGACCTTGGCCCCAACCTCGCTGGCCGTAAGGTCAACGGTGGTCATGCCGATGTCCTCTTCATCTACGATATCAACGCCATCTTGCAGGTCGCTCATGCTCATCTGCCCGACCTTCGGGACAGTTACCTGCTTCTCACCCTTCCCCAGGTTGAAGCTCTCAATCAACGCCAACGCCGGAGCGTTATGCTCCTCGGTAAACCGAGCAGCGGCAATGATTACTCTCTGGGCGTTCTCCAGATTTCCCGTAGTGGCTGTCTGTGCCATTTAAGCCCTCCTATAAGCTTTATTCCATACCTACTGCACGTCTGGCTGCCGCCACAGCGTTAGCCGACCTGTCCCCAGCATTATACCTATCCAACCAGCTATCGTCACTAGACGCAACCTGCGGCTGGCCCTGCGAGCTATCATATTGCTGCGGCGGAACTTGGGCCTTCCGTAGCTGCTCCAACTCAGCCTGCATCTTCCCCCTATCGGCCATCTGCTTGGCCAATGCCTCCATTATTTGAGGCGTCTCAGCCTGCCTTAGCACGGCCAGGTCCGACATACCGAGGTTGTACTGCTGGGCGAAATGCTCCGAAGCCGCCACCTTCCCGAGAAGATGCTGGCCATACTCGTCAGCCTTGCTCATTAGATTCTGCTGGGCCTGCCGGGACTGTATGTACTGGCTCGCGGCCTGCTCGGCCTGCTCGGGGGCATACCCCTGGTTCTCAAGCTGTTGCTGATACTTGCGGGTCTCGTTCTGAATGGCCGCCTGCTGCCTCAGCTTCTCGTATTCAGCGGCCTGGGTCTGAAGCTGCTGGATCTGCTCCGGTGAGAGCTGAGGTGCCACCGGTGCTTCGGGCTGCCCGGGTGCCACCGGTGCCAGGGCCTCTGGGGCAGCAGCCGGGGTTTCGGCTACTGGTTCGGCGGGAGCCTCGGTGTCTGGCGGCGGCTCCTCAATCTCGATATCGGGCGCCGCGTTGAGCTTGTCGATCTCACTGAGTATCGAGTTCTGAGGCTCCGGTGCCACATTTTCGGGTGGAGGAACGACCTCCGGTAGTGGTTGCTGTGCTACCTCTTCGCTGTCAGTTACCATCCTGCGCCTCCTAAGCTATCGGGGTTGTCGGTACGATTTGGGGGGTTCTCCATAAAGGCTCGCATAGAATGTGCCATTCTGGTAGATGTACGGCACATTGCCGAACCACATAATCAGTAGTTGGTCAATCTCGGGGTTCTCCATAACGGTTTTGTAGCGGTGGGCCTTACGAGCTGCCTCCATGCTTTTAATGGTCTGACTGACAGCGAAGCTGTGGTGGCTTTGGTATCTACGCCGGTCTTCTGCCGAGGTCTCCAGGTACTCGCTCCAAATCTGGTCGGCGGTTTTGCCCATGGGGGCCAGCACCGAGTCAAAGGCCTGCTTGAGGGCAGGCATCGGACTTGACTCAAAGTCGGTATCTTGCCAATAGCCGCTATCGTCGATCACCCCCAACGCATCATAGTACTGCTGCACGAAGGGGTGATGCTCGCCCTGGTCGAGCCAGCTATAAAACCGCTCGGATAGTGATGCCGACTCGCCCCGCTCCTCGGCTGTCTCATCATCGTGGGCACCGATTAAAGCTTCCCACTGAGCGTTAGCGGCTTTGTGGTTAACCTTGCGAGTGGCGGGGTTCATATTCTCCCTCCGCGATCTCCCCCACTCCCAGATAGCCCAGACTAGCGGCTCCTTAGCCCTATCAGGCTTCTCCTCTCGTGACTCGATCATCGCTGCGACCCTGGGATCTCCCCCGTAAATGTCTTCAGTCGTTTCCTTCCTTGTCTGGTGGGCCGCATTAATAACCCTAAGATCCTCCCGAAAACCAGAGGGGGACCAATACGTCGGATCCCTGGGATTCCAGAGCATCTTGGTACGGTCTTCAACAATGCTCGCCTCGTCTTCGAGCCGTTTCCTGGCTGACTCGTGAATCTCAGCAATCATCTTTCCAAAATCGTCGTACCAGTACTCGGCCCCTTCCCGCTGACGCTCGCCAATCTCGCGCAGCTCTCGGATATTACCGGCATCTTGGTACATGATCGCCGATAGGAGCGGGGCATCTGGATGTTTTTTTAATTGTTGCCATGGGCTGCTGAAGAAGCCCGACTTGGGGTTAAACTCGGGATAGTCCGGGTGCCTGCCCCCACCAAACGTCCGCAAGACCATGTTATTCCGCAGCGCCTCGTTCGTTGGACTCTTGAGGTTTAGCCCAGTACCTTGGAATACAATGCCTACAGGGCCAAGTTTGGCTTCGGTAGACGGCGTGATCCTATCGATAGTGGCTCCCTTGCGGATGATCGGCACCTCAAAACCTGTGCCTGGAATGGATGGCGTCAACTCGGGGATATCTCGGTCCTTGAATGCAGCCCGCGCCGCGGCGACAGCCACCTGCCCCGCCCCGATGGGCGTAAGCTCGTCGTATACAAACTGCATGGCCTTCTGGAGATATCCCCACTCACCAATATCCCTATCCATATAATCCTTGGAGGTACCCAGGGTGAGGAGCGCCCGAGGCGTTGTCCCCATCCTGGCATTGACGAAGCTAAGACCCGGTATACCATACGCCCCGTCAGCCAGCCGGAACATGAAATCGAACTGCAGGAGCAAGTCGAGCATCGCCTTGTCACCACTCCGGGTGAGGACAGGAAAATCCGGCGAAAGGAACTCCGGCCTGTAGCCGTATGCAAGGGTGTACCACCCTCGAAGATGGAAGGGAATATATCTTCCCCGGGGCAGGGGGTGGCCCCAGTCCACACCCGCGTACCTACCCTTCTCGTCTTTCTTGAACCGTGTCGTGGTCGCGAAGTGGATCAGGTTCGCAACCCCAGCCGTGAACAGGAATGCCGAACCCCAGTGGAGCAGCCAAAACGCCTTGTCCGGGCCTCTAAACGCACCCGTCATCATGCGGAAGAAAGACTCGTTCTCATTGAGGGAGAAGCTGAACCGCAGCAGAGCCTCTCTCATGTGCCCCCGGATAACGCTCTGCTCAACAGGAATCGTAGACCATCGTTTATTGGCCAGCTTCGCCACCAAGCTCATAATTTGCTCTGGCGTCATATCGGGGTTCATGGCCCGCACCAGCGGGACCATATTGTATTTCACATCGTGCATGATGGCCGCCGGGTACAGCCCGTCGAACATCCCCCGCCGCATGGCCATCTCGATATCCTTGAGTCCCCTCCCTAGTTCCGCCGCCCCGCCTGCGACCCGTCCGCGCTTCACCGCCTCCCTCAACAATTTGATTCCATCCTCTGTATCCAAAATCGTAGCATCCCTAACGTGTAAGCCGTGCCTGGCCAGGTTCTTCATGTGGTACATGGCCAGGGCAGGATCGTCATAAAAGGGCGTCGTGGATAAAAGCTCCCTCCGCAACTGTTCTCGGAAGCCGGGGGACACGTTCGCCCGTGCCATGTCCCGCCACGCCTTGGGCACATTGGCCAGATGGGTGTGGGATTCCACAAGATGCCGGAACCCTCGATGGATAGCCTCTTTGTCGCCCGCAACTCCCCCCTGGGCCAGCAGCTTCATCCCCTCTATAACCCGCCCGGTTGATGCCATTAGCCCGCCGTATCCTGCCCTGCCCGCGAAGTCCACCTGCTGGAATAGAGACCCGAATAGCTTCGCTCGCTTGGGGATATAGAAGAGATCATCGACCTTGACATCGACGCCCAACACCGGCAGGCGCTTCTGCTGTCGCATCCAGGCCCACGGCTGCTTGCGTGTAGCAAACATTTCCTCAAGGCTGCTAGCTACGTTCTTCGGGAACACCCAACGCGGCTCATAAACCACCGCGTGTTCGCCCTTGTTGGGCACAGGCGGCTGTGCGCTAATTTCATCAGTGAACTTCCTATGCACCCCGACATAGGCGTTATCTTTAAAGCCAGGCCCGGCATGGCGGACCTCCTCCCAGCCATCCCTTGTGTACTCCGCCAGCTCCCCTTTAGTCTTCGCGTAACGGGCCAGCCCCATCAGCGGGTTCTTGAGCATATCCAGAAGCTGTATCTGAAGCCGCGCCTGCACACCCTGTCGGGACCGCATCATGGCCAGTTCATATAGGTTCCAAAACGTAGGCGCGAAGCCAAGTTTTTCCATTTCAGGGAAGAGGGCATCATTCCTCTGTTTCTGAAAGGACTGCCTTTTAAGAAAGTTACCACGATTCGTAGTAACGTCTAGCCATGTGTAGTTTTGTCCAGGAAGCGCCGGGTTTGGAGCAGTCGTCCAGCCGCGAAAGAAATAAAGCTCGTCAGCGTTGCTGGCGTTAATCAGGCCCGCATCGATGCTATGCGCCTCCTCCCAGTTTGCAAGGGACCGCAGGTTATGATACTGCCGTACTGCATCATCACCGAACTCGTTTGTTAGACGCACACCCCACTCACCCGCCAACTGGTCTACTGCCCCTTCTGGAACCTTATCGTGGAGAGTGTAGGCGAGAATCCGCAATCCACCAGGATTTTCGAGTGTTCCGAGACCCTCTTCAGTCGCACGGCCATGCTTGTCCAGCCATTTCATCTCTTGAAGCTCACGCCTCCCGTTGAGGATGATATCTTCCATATTCGCTTCCGCGTCGCGTGTTACGCCTCCGAAGGCCCGAAACGCAGCCTGGAATTTCCCCTTGGCCCAGGGCGCCCAATGCTCTCCCCAATCCATGCCACCAAACGCTATCTCATCTGCGGTA